TGCGCTATGTGTAAAGTATGGGATCGAAGTTCGCTCATACTTCTTGTTTAATGAGTCGCTGATCACTCGAGCACGTAACTATTGTGTCGATGAGTTTCTTCGTTCTGATGCAGAACACATGCTGTTCATCGATTCTGATATCGGATTCAATCCGCAAGACGTCATCGCCATGATGGCATTACAGACACCAGAATCTCCTTATGATGTTATAGCTGGTCCTTATCCCAAGAAGTGTATCACTTGGGAAAAGATCAAGCAGGCGGTTGATGCAGGTGTTGCTGACGAAGATCCTAATCGTCTCGAAGATTTCGTGGGTGATTTCGTATTCAATCCAGCAGTCGATGAGAACGATCCTTCTACAAAGAGCATCCGTCTTGATGAACCCGCACAGGTCCTCGAGACAGGTACAGGATTCATGATGATCCGCCGCTCGACTTTTGATAAGTACAAAATGGCATATCCTCAGTATTCGTATAAGCCTGATCATATCCGCACAGAAGCATTCGATGGTTCCCGTGAGATCCATGCTTATTTCGATTGTATCATCGATCCTAAGACAAAGCGCTATCTGTCAGAAGATTACATGTTCTGTCAGAATGTCCGTAACATGGGCGGCAAAGTATGGATGTGTCCGTGGATGCATTTGCAACATACGGGTGCTTATGTGTTTGCTGGCAAGTTGCCTGCTCTAGCATCGATTGGCGCATCTGCTACTGCTGATGCAGGTCTTGTCGGTAGGAACACAAAGAAGATTAAACCTATCAATACGCAAGCACCCAATCAGGATCTGCTAAAGAATTTTAGAAAAATATAAGGGAAACATATATTATGAAGTTAAGTGAAAATACTATCAATATCTTGAAGAACTATGCTGTCATCAATCCATCGATCTTGGTAAAGACAGGCAGCATGCTTTCTACTGTGTCTCCTCAAAAGTCCATCTTTGCTAAGGCGACTGTTGAGGAGACATTCCCTACACAGTTCGCGATCTATGAACTGTCTAGATTCCTGGGTGTTCTCTCGCTATTCAATGAACCAGAATTGGATTTCGGTGAGAAACAGATGACTATCATCTCAGGTAGCCAGACCTTGAACTATACCTATGCCGATCCTTCTATGATCGTCACACCACCTGAGAAAGATATCAATTTCCCAGGTGCTGACATTGATTTCGATATCACTCAAGAAGATCTGCAGAAGGTTGTACGAGCAGCGGGTGTCTTGCAACTCCCGGATATTGCTGTCGTAGGTGACGGCGCAAACCTTAAGATGTCTTGCACTAACTCTAAGAATCCTAGCACTGATGCTTTCAATATCAAGTTAGGAACGACTGATATCAGTTTCAATATGATCTTCAAGGCAGAGAACATTATTAAGTTGATTTCTACTAACTATAATGTTAAGATATCATCTAAGGGGTTAGCTCTGTTCTCATCTGACTCTAAACCAGATCAACCTAGCGTACGCTATTATGTTGCTACAGAAGCTACAAGTTCTTTCAAAAACTAAGGTCGTATTAAGATGGTTATGGTTCGTGATGAATTTCTATGGGTCGAGAAGTATCGGCCGAAGAATATAAGTGATTGTGTGCTACCTGGTGAATTGAAGACAGCATTTCAGCAGTTCGTAGACAAAGAAAAGATTCCGAATCTACTCCTAGCAGGCGGGGCTGGTGTGGGTAAGACCACAGTGGCTCGCGCCATGTTAGAGCAGATAGATGCAGATTATATCATAATTAACGGGAGCATGAATGGGAACATCGATACACTTAGGAATGAGATACTACAGTTTGCTTCCTCGGTATCTTTTGCGGGAGGCAGAAAGTACGTCATCCTTGACGAGGCCGACTACCTTAATGCAAATTCAACGCAGCCAGCTCTACGCAATTTCATGGAGGAATTCTCGAGGAACTGCGGTTTCATACTCACCTGTAACTTTAAGCAGCGCATCATCGAGCCCCTACACTCGAGATGTTCGGTCGTAGATTTTAAGTTTGCAAAGAGTGACATACCTAAGTTGGCTTCGCAGTTCTTTAAGAGGACTTGCAAGATATTAGACACGGAAAATATTACCTATGACAAAGCTGTTGTTGCTGATCTTGTTTCTAAGCATATGCCTGATTGGCGTCGTGTGCTTAATGAACTACAGAGATACTCCGTAAACGGCACCATCGATTCTGGTATCTTCGTCAATCTATCTGACGAGAAGTTTAAGGCTCTCGTCAATATCCTTAAGGCCCGGAACTTCAAAGAGATGCGCCTATGGGTAGCAGAAAACTCTGACTCTGATTCTGCTGCGTTATTTCGTAAGTTCTATGATACTGTCTATTCTCATGTCAAACCTGACTCTATCCCAGAGCTCGTCATATTGATCGGCAAGTATCAGTATCAAGCAGCATTCGCTGCCGATCATGAGATCAATATGGCAGCATTCTTGACTGAAACGATGATGTCTGTGGTGTTTGAATGAACCCCTTTGATTTCGTCAACGCAATCAATATCACCAAGAAGGATCTGATTAGAGGATCTGATAATCCTGCCCTGATAGAAAAAGAATACAACTCTTTTGTAGTAAATAGAGCATTGTCATACTTTTCTGATACTATTATGTACGCTAATGAGATAAACCGCACAAATTCGATAGATAACATTCTGAAAAATGACTATTACATAAATAGTATACGTTGTGGTAAGCGTTTTTCTAAATGGCATAAGAAACAGGAGAATCAACCTGTCGATGTTATTCAAGAATATTATAACGTAAATTATATCAGAGCTCTTGAGATATCAAAGTTGTTATCAAAAGAACAAATTGACCTTATAAGAATAAGAATAACAAAAGGTGGTAATTATGTTCGATCTGAATCAGATGGTGGAGGTGTACCTTAAAAATCCAGAAGATTTTCTAAAAGTAAAAGAGACTCTATCTAGAATAGGTCTTGCTTCTAAGAAAGAAAATACCCTATATCAATCATGCCATATCTTGCACAAGCAAGGTAAATATTATATCGTTCATTTTAAAGAGCTATTCCTTCTAGATGGAAAGAACGCAGATTTCTCTGAAGGTGATATAGCAAGACGCAATAGGATCGTGAATCTATTAGACGAGTGGGATCTGATAGAACAAGCAGATCCTAATAAGACAAACAATACAGACATCCCTTTAAATCAGATAAAGATTATCCCATTCAAAGAAAAAGGGAACTGGAATCTGATCACTAAATATACAATCGGCAATCGATACTAAGATGGAGCACTATCGTTCGGTCTTCATATCTGATGTTCATCTCGGAACTAAGATGTGCCAGGCAGAGCTACTATTAGATTTTTTAAAAACGTTTGAATGCGATAACTTATATCTTGTTGGGGACCTGATCGATGGTTGGGCTCTCAGCAAGAATTTTTTTTGGCCTCAATCGCATAATGATGTGATACAGAAGATCTTGCGTAAAGGTCGCAAGGGAACCAAGATCTATTACATTGCCGGAAATCATGACGAGTTCCTGAGGGTGTTTGCTCCTCAGATGTTTGGCAATATCGTCATAGAAGATACTATAATCCATACGACTGTTGACGGCAGGAAGATCATGGTCTTGCATGGCGATCAATTTGATGTGATAGTCAATAAGATGAAGTGGCTCAGTCATCTTGGGAGCTGGGCATATGATGTCTCTATCATGCTTAATACAGTCATTGCTAAGATCCGAAACACGTTCAATCTACCTTATTGGTCGCTAAGCGCCTGGGCAAAATACAAGGTAAAGAAGGCTGTAAATTTCATTTCAGATTACGAAGAGAGTCTATTAAATTATGCAAAATCGAAAAGTGCTTCTGGTATTATTTGTGGTCATATTCATCATCCAAATATACGTGATATAGATGGGTTGGCCTACATGAACTGTGGCGATTGGGTCGAAAGCTGCACTGCATTGATAGAAGATAAAGACGGCAATTTTTTTATAAAAACTAGTTGACATTATTATCATAATAACGTATATTAATAATATGAAAACAACGGCACACAAATCAGCATCGGCAAAAGCACTGGCAGATCGTAAGTATCACCAGCGTATTGTTATGTCTAAAAAAGGTACCGGTTCCTATAACCGTAAACGTATGGAGAAGAGATATGCGTAAGTTAGCAATTGCAGCTGCATTGATAGTAAGCACAATGTCCGCAGAAGCAGGACAGCGCAACCATAATCATAACCATCAGCACCAACAATATCGCCATAATAACAACAATGGTGCAGTATTTGGTGGTATCGTAGGGGGACTGATCCTGGGTGGTATGCTTATGAATCAACCCCAGTATTATCATCAACCTAGATATCAACCGATGTGTCAGAACATATTCATGGGTAGCTATTGGAATGGTTATCAGTGGGTTCAGCAGTATCAGACGATGTGTAACTGATAAATATCAGCATGATATCATTTAGAGAATACATAACAGAAAACTCCGCTCTTCACGTCTTTGATGTGGACGACACATTGGTTCATTCCGATGCTAAGATCCATGTCAAAGATAAAGCGGGTAATACTGTCAAAAAGCTCTCTCCTTCTGAATATAACACTCACAAATTGCACCCAGATCATCAATATGATTACAGCGAGTTTAGAAGCTCTAAGGTCTTCAGCCATTCCCATCCTATCAAGAAGATGATCCGCACCATAAATGCTGTGCAAGCTACGACAAACAAGAATCCTAAAAATAAAGTTATCATCAATACAGCAAGAGCAGATCTTGACAATAAAGACAAGTTCATAAAGACGCTCTCTGCTCACGGCATCAAAGACATGGACAGCATCCATGTCTATAGGGCAGGAAATATACCTGGCAATGCGCCGCCTGCTCACAAGAAGTTAGTCTATATCAGACAGCATCTGGATAAACATCCTTATTCGCATGTCAAGATGTATGACGATTCTAAGGAAAACCT